ATTAAGCAATGACTATATTCATAGTCAAGACGCGATTAACTTTTGCTGGGAAATTCCTGGTCTATGCCCGTTCGGTGCTGTGTCGTTTCAGAGATTGTTTAATACTGCTATAGCAAATATTTTATCAAGTATGATTTCGAAACCTATTTCAGTAGATGGTGATGACTTAATGGTGCAGGATAAGTTTATTGGCTCAGATGATAAGGTACGCGATGAAGGTAAAGTTAGTGTTTCAATTACTTACAGTAAAGAGAATGTAACACTTGGACATACAGGTATTAATGTTATAGCTGGTAGTAAAGCGCCGGGATTTGCTTATTCATCAAGCCTATCAGAAGAACAAGTTGAGTCATTTATGGTTGCAGTAATTAACTACTTTAATGCAGAAGTGGCTGATCAGTTTGTAGCAACTACAAAAATATTAGTGTAAAATGTGGCGATTGTGGGCTAAAGCTTTAGGTGAAAAGTCAGGTAATAGAACGGAAGCTGATACTGTTGCCTTAATACGAACATTTATTATAATACAAGCAATAGTATGTAATGGCTTTATTATTGCAAATGTTATTAGACACTGGTAATGAATTTCTTTCAAACTCAAAACAAATTATTCTTCTCTAAGAAAACTCACGCAGGGGTTTTAGACTTAGAGGGTGAGCAAAGCTTTGTACCGTTTCTGTTTAATAGATGGTTATCTTTTTATAGTAAAGATACAGTAAATTTTACTAATGAAACTTTCAATAAATTTCATTCTCTATTTGATGACAAACAGGAAACTTACAAACTATATTACTACCTAATACCGAGACTTAAGTTTAAGAGAATACGTTATATCAAAAAAAAGAAAAAGGTTGATGTAGAAGAGAGTGATGAATTAGCATTGATCGCTAAAAATAAAGAAATTTCTGTTAGAGAGTTAAAACAATATCTAGATATAGTGTCTTGATATTATCCAGTTAGGGTATATATAATATATATGCCTGCTGATATTAATAAACTAACACCAGAAAAGCACCTTATTGATCTATCACCGAATAGTAGTGGTGATATGGGTCTTACAGATGATTTTGAGCTATCATTTATTTTCGATGATATTCTATTAGTAGAATATATTGACGAGACAGATGAAGGTGAAATTGAGAGAAATGGTATTGTTATACCAACAAATGCAGTACCACGAGCTTGGCGAAAAGCTAAGGTATTGTTAGCGGGTCCTAAAGCAAAAGATACTTCGGTTGGTGATATTGTTATATTCCCTAACAACCTCGGTGTTACAGTCTCGAATATCGATGTAGCTGGAGTTGGTAAAGTTACAAAGGGTATATTTTTAAATGAAGATAGATTATTTGGTATTTGTAAGTTAAAGAATGATAGTACAGAGGACAACGCTGGATAGTATATTACTATCTAACGTTTGTGATATTCGGTTTGTGCGTCGGTTACCTAAACCAGGATATCCACCAACACGCCGGATGTTATGTACTAAGTCTTATAGTTTATTAAATTCTACAAACGGTAGAATTACTCTTAACTATAGACCACCGTCTGGACCGCCGCGTATTAATGAAGCAGCAGATAATATTATTAACGCGTGGGATATTATAATGCAGGATTATAGATGTATAAATATGGCGCAATGTGATTTAATCGAAGAAATACCTGCTACTGATGATTTTTGGACATATTTTAATGATAATATATATCCTATGTCAGCTGAACAAAAAGTAAACTTTATGAATACATGAATAATTGTCTAGAAAATGTTGCAGAGTATGTAAAGCCTTTTTTACTATCAAATATAGTAATAAAGACTGATAAGAAGGTTCTTAAGAAAGGTAAGTTTAAGATTTTTCAAATTAAGCAACATTACATTAGATTTATGATTGAGATAGACGGCAATCTTAAAATGTATGAAATGCCCTATCCGTTTAAAGTTGAGAAAAGAGATAATATGACTGTTTTTAATTATAGGCTAAGCTCTTTCTTACAAGATAATGATTTAATATTACAATCAAAATTTTTAGACCTATCACGTACATCAAAAATATATAATAGTTTTGTTTATATATTGACTTCTGCAGAAGTTTGACTATAATGTATATGTGATATCTAACTTATTATCTAATTTCCCTGCAGGATATAATCCTAACTCTCAGCAGGTTAAGCTTATCAAGAGTATAGATGAAGCGTTTAGTGCAGATCATAAATTTGTTATTTGTAATGCACCTACTGGTTCCGGTAAATCATTTCTATCAAAAACAGTAGGTAATGCTGCTAATGATTGCACAGAGAATTTTAGAGATATAGTTACATCATATGTAGCATTTAAACAGATGCATGGTGGTGGGTATGCTAGTGCTGATGACTGCGATGAAGAACCTGCGTTTGGTTGTTCTGCGTTAACAATAACTAAAGCTCTACAAGACCAGTATAAAGAACTTTTTAATGATGTAGAGGTATTAAAGGGTAAATCTAACTATCAATGTGCTATTGATCCTAACTTTGCAGTGGATGTAGCACCATGTTTACATCTACCTAAAATAAAAGAAGAGTGCTGGGCTAAAAACTGTTGCCCGTATTATGAGCAACGTAATGCTGCTCTTACTGCTAAATTTAATACCCTTAATTATAGTATGTTCTTTTCGCTGCCTGACCATCTCAAAAAGAGAAAGTATTTGATATGTGATGAAGCATCTGAACTTGAGGATCAGCTAGTGAGAGAATTTACATGTAAGATAGAATATAAGACCTTAGTTAACTCCGATATCGATTATAGACCATATACTAGTAGAACGGATGGTCATAAATGGTTAAATATACTACTAGATAATATTAGTGATAAGATTAATCTTCTTAAAGAAATATTAGTAGCTAAGAAAGGTACATCTAATAAAAGAGTTTTAATAGATCTTAAAAGTAATATTATTAAGCTACAAAATATACATAGTAAGATTGCGCTAGTTATAGATTCATGGAGTGAGTCAGAATACGTGTTTAGTAAGGATCAATATGGTATTACGTTTATGCCTTTAAAGGTTGATAAATTATCTCATAGATTGTTTGATTATGCAGATAAAGTCATATTAATGTCAGCTACTATTATTGATCCTACTAACTTTTGTAAGTCGTTAGGTATAGATAAATTTAAGTATGTTGAAGCAGAGTCAACGTTTGATCCGAAGAATGCTCCGATTGTATGTAATACTAAATTTAAGCTAAATTATTACAATCTTAAAAATAATTTACCTAAAGTTATTAAGCAGATTAAAGAGATATGTAATTACCATAAGAACGATAAAGGTATTATACATACACATAACAATACTATTACAAGAAGTATTGGTAATGAATTTACAACTAGTAGATTTTTAGTTAGAGAGCCTGGAGTGAGAAACGAAGATATCTTAGAGGATCATTTAATGTCTGAAGACCCTACTGTTCTTATATCACCGTCAATGACTTTTGGCGTAGATCTAAAAGATAGTTTAGCGAGGTTTCAGATTATCGTTAAGGCGCCTTTTTTACCTACTAAAGATGTTAGAATAGAAAGATTAATGAAAGATAATTTTAACTGGTACCAGAATAAAATGCTATGTACGTTAATTCAAGCGTGTGGTAGAGGTATTAGATCTAAAAAGGATTATTGTATTACCTATATTTTAGATGGTGCTATTACAGAAAATATTATCAATAATAAACATAAATTACCAAATTACTTCGTTGATAGATTTCTGTAATAAATATATGTATCAAGAAATATACTTATAATTTTGAGATTAAAGATCTCCTCACTCAATTTGTAGCTGCCTTTGATGATACTGTAATAAAGCGGTATGATAAAAATGGTAATGCAAAACAAAATGTTGAGGTTAGGTATGTACTAGCACCTAAGCAGCGAATATTATATGATATTGTTAACAAGGCGCAAAACTTAACATTACCAGTTGTTGCTATTGACCTAACGTCAATATCCTATGATAGTGATAGAGTTTTTAATAAAATTAATGATATATATAATTTTACTAGTGAAACAAATAGCTCGAAACTTAGGATGCCGGTTCCGGTAAACCTAGAAGTAAATTTTTCAATTATAGCTCGATATATGCAGGATATGGAGCAGATTATTTCAAACTTTGCTCCATATACAAATCCTTATATTGTAATAGCATGGAAAGAACCAACAGAGACTGGTGATACTATAGAAATTAGAACTGAAGTAGATTGGAGTAGAAATATATCTCTTAACCAACCTACAGATTTAGCATCTAGTGATAAATTTAGGGTTGTAGCAGATACTAGTTTTACAATTAAAGGTTGGTTATTTAGAGATAAAAATACCGGAGGAACACCAATTTACTTTATTGAGCAGAACTTTATTGATACGAGTAGAAACTTTAATTTTACTCAATCACTAACAACATTAGATTATGATAACTTCTTTGATAGTCTTTCTACTGTAGCTAATATAGAAACAATTACGTTATCAGCTATACCTAGTATTACTAATATATATCATTCGACAACAGGTTCAATTATAGAGGCTTATAACCCTATAACTCTTAATAAAAAAATGTCTGCATTTGATGTTTATAATTATAATTTATTAGGTACCAATTTTAATAAAACTGAAGTTATACTACTAAGTGGTAATAACACCACCTTAACAAATAATTTTACCGCAATAGATACAACATATACTGGTAAAGTATCAGGATTTATTGTGGATCCAAGCAACTATAAAGTACTAAGCGATGAAGTATTGACAATTAATATACCTTACTTATCTGGTTCCGGTGATTTTGATATTATCGTGAAAAATCCAGCAGGGTGGGGATCGTCTAATAGTATCAGTGGTTTCTACTTCATAGCAGAATAAATAACTATAATATACAATGGCAGATACATCCCCTAATCAAAATCGTTCATATGTA